GTAAACTTCTTTGTTATCTGACCGTTTGTCAAAAGCAAAAACTTGCACTTCAAAAGAATCTAAACCAGTACGAGTAATCATTCTGGGCATAAACGCAGGGTGGCAAATAAACATAACATCGCCAGATTGCGCGTAAGTATATTGATGCAAGTAATCATCATCAAATGGCAAAGCGTTGCTATCAACGTCTGCTGTAACTGTAGCAGACAATGAAACAGATGTTTCGCTTATAATTCTAAAGACACGAACCTTAGCTTCCTCAACTGAAACAATATATCTTTCATCATCAGAAAATATAAACGGAAACAATTTGCTTTGCATTGTCTTTGCAGTGTTTCTAGTAATCCCAAAATCATAGATGTTTTTAAGACCGGCACGTTTCATAGCTGCGCCCTCTGCTTTTACAACTACATTTTCTAGTCGTTCAGCAGATGCCGCATAGATTGGAGTGTCAATTCTTGACCTTGTAGATGGGCTTATCTCTCCAAATTGGAAGCTATTAATAGGTACTCTAAACTTTCTCATTAACTACGCCTTTGAGTAATAAACCTAGAAGTGTTTAGTTTCTTAGTAGTTTGTGATTGAGAGTGTAAACGGCGTGCTTGCATCATTTGTATTGTAGCTTTTTCTTCCATTAACTTTGCCAATTGAGCATCACGCGCAACCGATACAGCTAAGACAGCCGCCATTGTATATTCAACAGCAACAACAAAGTATGGAGGCCAATTTGATTCATCTGCGCGGAAAATATAATCCGCTACTAAAGTATCATTTGCACCAGCATCGCAATAAATCTTACTGCCGTAGGTGTCATACTTAATGTTAAAGTCATTAACAGTAACAGCATTTAATAACATTAAGTCAGAAGGCAATTGATAAGCAGAATCAAACCTACCAGTAGGAGCATCTGATAATCTATTTAGTTCAGCTTGATTAGTTGAAAACCTCCATCGGCAATTAGTTAATGCCGCCCTTGCAATATCTTCATACATCGCCCCTGCTACTGTAGCCTCAGAAGAACCATCAGTAAAAGACGAAATCGGATTACCCCCAATAAGCAAAGACGCTCTTGAGCAAATTTTTATTGAGGTATTAGCTATATCAACCATTCAATGATTGGGGGGCCGAAGCCCCCCATTCCTTTTAATCGCCGTCTGTCTCGGCAACGGCTGTGCCATCAGACACATCCACTACAGAGCCAGTATTCGACAAAACAGTTACAAAGTTTGTAGTAGGCGCGTTTGTATCCTGCACAATAATCAAGTCACGGACGTTAAGCATGTTTGCTGCGTCATTAAAGTAACCTGATGTATTGATAGTAGCAATCGCGTCTGCTGTTCGATACATCCAGAGTGCGGCACCGCTGCCACCCCCGACCCGAATTAACCCTGCTGCGCTATAAGCCATTATGAGTCTCCTTAGTTATTGTCGAGAACTTCATAGATGCCTTCGGACTGAATAACCACAGCCCCCATAGACATCATAGAAGTTGCAAGGTGAGAGACTTTTTCGGCAACATAATTAACCTCAGTAGTAACGTCAGCGTTAATACCAAGACCAATAGCAGAAGTATGATAGGCAAAGTTTTTGCCACCAGTAACCGCAGAAGTCGAGAAAATCTTAAAGCCTAAAAATTCCTTCATGGTCATGCCACCAGCGAAAGGAAGATTTTGAGAACCCACATAGTCAGAAGATGCAAACTCGTTTATGTTAAAGAGATCAGCAAATCCTTTAGGATTCATTGCAAGATAACGCTCACCATCTTCTGGAATGTCAGCAATGCCCATTGTTTCAAACAATGTAAGCATATCAGCTTTGACAAGCGCGCCAGAAGTGTCGTTAATCTGAGTTGAACTTGCACCAGCATCCATAGCCGCAATGATGATTTCATCAGTTTTGCGACCAAGAGCAGCAGCAGCAGACTTAGCTACAGCTTGACGCTCGTTGATGTTAGTTTTCAACTCGTCCAGTTTGTCGATGTACTCGGCAGCATAAAAGTCATTCATAGTAACTTCTACGTTTGAGTGAGCCAATTCCATCGGTGTTACCGAACCATTGCGGGATTTAGTAGAGGCAGAGCCAGTGCCAATTTTTTGAAACCGAGCAGTTGATGCAGATACAGTTGAAGAACGCACAGTGTTACGGAGTTTAGAACCCATACGCTGATACGCTAAATGTACCTCTGCATTAAACTGCTTGATAAAGGCTGTGTCGATTGTATTCGCCATTTCAAGAGTCCTTATTAAAGAAAACATTAACGGGTGTCCGTCTGTTTACTTCAACGTAGGTATCCAAATGGGCTACTCAGTGCATGACAGGCCGTGATATGCGACTGTTAGTATTGTTGCTATCTAAATTGCAACGCACAAAATGTAATATGTTACTCTCTTTGCTAATAAAAATTGGTTCAAATTCTAAATAAGCAAGCCACTGAACAATCATATCGCTTTCTGTCCATACATCACAGCTTATTTGGTCGTGATATAAGTGATAAAAACCTATTAAATCAGGTGACGCTCTAGCAAATCTAATCCAATTTTGCTTCATATACTTAGAAAACAAGGCCCACATTTGCGAGTGTTCGTTTATGCCAGTAATAGCTAAGGGCCTATCGCCCTTAACCACAGCAAAAACCATATCGTCATTAAGGAATTGCAGTAATGATTCTAAGGGATCAAGTTTATATAACTCACTAAACTCTCTTTTGTTTTCTATGCTCATATCCTGCAAGAAGGGGAAGATATGGCATGGCTTTAGCTTAACTAAACTAAGGCCATGTGAGCGCAAAACAACATCACCCATATAATTGCTGATAGCCTTTCCTGACTTCTTCAATGAAATACCTGTCTTGCTTTGCTGGATTATGATAGCGTTCATCGCGCATCATTTCTTCTAAGTCTTGTTGAGTAATTCCAGCAGTAGGTTCTGTTGATCCAGAAAAGTTATCTTCCTTTAATGAACTCATAATATGCTCTAAAGCAAGAACGCCCTCATGAGTTTCACACATGCGCTCTATTGCTGGAAACGCCTCTTTAGGAAAGAACTTATTAGCAAACATATTAACTGAGTTAATTCGATCACTAGAGTTTTCTCCTAGCTTTGCAGCTTCATCATCAAGATTTGGGCCAGAGTTTCCTACAGCAGACATATACATTTCTATGCCCTTGTTAAATTCCTCTTGCCCATAACCATTTTCAAAAGCATGTTCTGACCACCATTGAAGCAACTCATTATCAACGGAAGTTTCTGAATCTATTGTATCTGGAAGAATGTAATCGCCAGAAGATTCTGGCCGATCTTTAAATGCTTCTTCTTTTATTTCTTCCATTAGCTTAGAGCGTAAGTCATCTTCTTTGCCTCCAAGTTTTGATTCAAGCTCCTTGTAAGCCTTGGCTAAATCATCAGGTGTTTTGTATTTACCTAATAGTAATTCTTCGCCCTCAACTTTTTCATCTGTTTCAAAAATAGGATCGCCTGTTGATTCTGTATTAATCTCAGACTCTACAGCAACTTCTTCCGTTGCTTCTTCGGAAACTAAACTGTCGCTCATTTTTTGCTCCTGTGACCGTGTGCTATTCTTTGCTCTATTAATCCTACAATAAAGCGTTGGCCCTCAATGTGCCTAAGGCTTTCCGTAGAAACATCAGGGCCATGCACCATATTTATAGTAATAGATTTTAAGTAGTTTAAAACGGCCTCGCCAGAAGGGGATGAAAAAACCTCTGCAACAGTAACACTAATGTTTTGATCATTAGCCTTACTTCTTTGAACACCATCAATTCCAAGATTAATTGGGGATTTGTTCGCCACTCATTTGCTCCTGTGGTGGGCCTTGCTGCGGTTGCTGTTGTTGCATCTGCTGCTGTGCCATTTGCTGCGCCATTGCAGTCATAGCTTTACGTTCTTCTTCATCACGAATCAAGCTATCAGGAACACCAAATTTTTTAGCAAGATAAACGGCAGTTTCTTCACTATCAATTAATATCTGCATCATTTCTGGCCCAAAGGTTCCAGCCACCAATTCAAGAAACCTAGCTACAGTGGTTATATCTTGATTAGACTGCGCTTGAGCAAGCGGAGAAACAGAGCGCACCTTTACTTCGCGCCCATTGACCTGTGGTATTTCTATGCGTCCTTGCTTTTTAAGTATGTAAATTACACGCTGTAATACTGGTTGCACCAATTCAGCCTGTAATCTACCAAATGCAGAACCAATACGCCGAGATAAATCAGCCATACGCTCCGCAACCTCAGTAGCAGATGCGGGAGTTTTATCAGGATTGCCAAGCATATCATTATACAAAGCGCGTTTAATGTTGAGGCGCATGTCAGAAAGAACAAGTTGAGCAACATCAAAGTTGCCAGCAGCGGGTAATGGCTGCAATCCAGAACTTCCCATAGCTTTTGGTATAATAGAACCCGGAACTAAACTTATTGTGTCGGGGTTAATTACGCCATCATCATCAACTTGATAAATGCCAGCAATAGACATTTGAGCATTTTCAAGAATTAACTCAATAGTAAGGTTAGTAGTTTTAATTGCAGATAATCCGTTGAGCAAAGGGCCGCGCCCATAGACTTCGCCAGCACATTTAGACCAACGGAAACAAACAAATGGATTAGAGCCAAGACCCTTCATTTCGCGCTGATAAACAATAGATTTAGTCGTTAAGCACAGAACATAATGATAGTAACATTCTTCATTTGGCCTAGTGTAGTCTTTACAAACAACTTCCAGAATGGTTGTTTCACGATCCTTACCCATTTGTTCCTGCAAAGCAGGGCCAAGTTTTGCCTTTGGGAACATATATATTAAGGAATCAAAAGGAACTTTTTTTCTTTCCCTAAAAACATGGTCAATGTCATCGTTTGGGCCAGCATCTAACACCACATGAGGCAAAGGAATTGCAGTGAAAATAACGGGATTAATTGCATCTCCTTCTTCAACGCAAAGAACGCCAGTGCCAACAGCTAAATCCATGAACGATTCATGAACCTCTTGACTGAAGTTAGAGTTTTGCAGAATTTCAAAAACGTAATCTGTTACCTTATCTAGCTCGTTATTAACAAGATCACGTTCTTCTTCTGGCACTTCACTACCAGACATTAAATCAGCCCATCTAGCAAAGTTAGGAACTAAGCCAGATTGCAACCTGCTAGCAAATTCTTGAACGCCAACAACAGCCGTTTCATCAAAGATGCGATCATCCCTGCGTTGACCAGCTTCTTCATAATAAAAAGATTCGCGCATTGGCAAAGCGTACTCATAACATTCCTCAAATAAAGGAACCCAATTATCTCTTTTCGACTTTGCCTTTTCGTATCGCTTTATCTTTTGATTAGCGATGGGGTTGTTGTTGTAATCCATTAACCAAACCTACTTAAATAACCCGCGCCGCCAGATTCAGAAGTAAATAACGATCTGCGCCCCTTACCCCCGCCAGACCCGCCTTCTCTTGCTGTGCGAGAATCAAGTGCTTCATCAATATCTTCTCGTTTAGCTTGCGCTAATTTTTCAATTTCCTTGCGCTTTGCGGCTTCCGCCTCAACACGCGCTTGCGCTGCCGCTCTATTAGCATCTTCCTGAACTTTAGGATCAGGTCTTGATACTGGGGCAGGCTTAGAACTTAAACACATTTTGGATCTCCTTTG